TAAGAAAGAATCCAAAAGGATATGGAACAAAAGAAGTTATTGAAGGTAACAAACCACCTAAAGGATCTATCGTTACAGTATTAGAAGATGTAACTACAACAGGTAGTAGTGCAATCAAAGCAGTAAATGTATTGCGTGATGCAGGTTACATTGTGAATCGTGTTGTTGCAATCGTTGATAGACAAGATGATCACATCATATGGGAAAATAACAAGATAGAATTTATTTCTCTATACAAATTAGAGGATATTATTGAATGAACTGTTGGCACTGTAACACTGAATTAATCTGGGGTGGGGATCATGACCTTGACATGGACATGACTCCAGAGTATAGTATAGTTACAAATTTATCATGTCCTCAATGTAATTCTTATGTTGAGGTCTATTATCCGCGTGAAGATCAAAATGACTAAATCAACATTCACAAAAAGAAAAGCACAAATGAAATCGTCAAGTTATTACTTATTCTGGGGTATAGCAACAGTCGCAGTTGTTGCAGGCCAAGTCTATGTCGGCACTGGATATCGTCAGATGGCAAAATCAATGAATAGATGGTTTGAAGAGACTATTGATATTATTACTATACCAAGAAGAAATAGTGGAGGATATATGCCAATGGTTAATCCTGATGACTATATCATTTGGGAAACAATAGAAAATTATGAAGATTGATACTCAAGGAATGTCATTTGGATCTGAGAAGAGTGGCGGTAAATCACTTCAAGAACAGCGTGATGCTATTCCACCTATGGTAAAGAATGAAATGAATCTTCTATCTGACACTCTTAAGAAAGAATTAAAAGAACTTATTAATGAAGTTTTAGATGAAAGAGAATGGAGATTTAAATGATTCCGCATGCATCATATTCACCGGAGTATACAACTGTCATTTCTATTGCTATAATGATGGTATTACTCACAGGTTATGGAATCTATAAAGGATTCTTTGCCAATGAAGATTTAACAGACCCTTGGGATGACCATGACGATTAATCTTATTTCTAAAGATAATACTCTATGGGCTGCTGATGAGTTTATACAGTATTTTTCTCGTATGGGAAATATAGAAGATTACCTTAGATATGTTAAAAAAGAAACTATTAAAAGTTTTAGTGCACTTACATCTTTTGAAGATGAATTTTTAAATGAAGATATTCATCCAAACGATATGGAGTTTGATATTCGTTTTGTCGGTGATAGATTTCAAAATGGTTTACCTCAAGATTATTATAAGACAATGTTGGGTGCTGTATCATCTCATAATAATGAAGCAAATATTCCCGGTAGAGAGTTGCGTTGGATGGTATATGAAAAGAATACAAAGAAACTTATTGGATTTATCCGATTTGGTTCTCCTACAATCAATTCCAAACCTAGAAATCTTTGGTTAGGTAAACCAGCTAATCTAAGTTTAATGAATAGACATACTGCGATGGGTTTTGTGATTGTTCCCTCGCAACCATTTGGATATAATTATCTTGGTGGTAAATTGTTAGCATTATTATGTTGTTCACATTTTGCTAGAGAAACTATATCTAAAGTATTTGATAAAGAGATTGCATTATTTGAAACAACATCTTTGTATGGATCTACAACATCGGCATCTCAGTATGATGGTTTAAAACCATTCATGAGATACAAAGGATTAACTGAAAGTAAATTTACTCCATTGCTTCATGATGATGCATTTCATAAATTACATAATCGTTTTAAAGAATGGAATGATAATACTCCATTGACTGATAATAAAGCATCTTCTAAGAAGATGAAGAGACAATCAAAGATGATATCTATAATTAAAAACTCTATGAAAGAGTATGATATGAAAAATGAATTGGAACAGTTTACAGGCATTATTGATATGGCTCTCAATCTAACTCAAAAGAAGAGATTCTACATATCTGATTATGGTTATGCAAATGTTCGTGAAGTTATTAATGGTGAACAAGATAAATTAGTTCATGGTCAAAACTGGGATAAGTTTCATCTTGAGAACATACTTACATGGTGGAAGAAGAAAGCAACTAAAAGATATGATAAGTTAAAGGCAGAAGGTAGATTTAGAGATAAGGTAGAACTATGGACACAGGATGATGACATACAAATCATTAGATAATAAATACTTAAAAACTGTTGCAAGGGATGAAGACATTTAAAGAGTTTTTAGACGAGAGTAGTCTTTCTAGAATAAAAAGCAAGTCTGATAAGGTGGAATGGCCGCATTGTCTGCATCCAGAGCAGGTAAGTCTGCAAAGGAAAATAGTGCAAGAGCAAAGCAATTAGATAAAGATATTCGTGGTAAAGGTCTAGGTGGTGCTACGAAAGTAACTGGTTCATATATGGAGAAAGATAAGAAGACTGGTGAAGAGAAAAAAGTTAAAGAGAGAAGTCATGTTGTCTCATCAGGTAAGATGGGTAAGAGAAAGTTTAAGAAAACTGTAAAGGCACTTGGTAAAAAGTATGGACAGGACTCTGTGTTGACACAAACGAAAAAAACTGGTACACTATCAGCAACACGCAAAGGTGGATTGGGCAAAGCAAAAAATGTTAAATTAGGTAAATTCAAACCACAGGGTAAAAACCCAGAAGGTCAATCACAAATCAAAGGAAAAACTTTTACATACGGATAATGGCAACACCACTTTACGATGACTCTAACTGGAGATCAGAATATATTGACATCAAATCTCGTCAACTATCTTCAAGACAAGTTCAATTATTAGAATCAGGAGCAGATAGTCTTGCTTCAAGTTGGTTCTTACAGGCAATGTATAATGATTGGAAAAAAATTAAAGGTTATAATAAATTAGATCCAAAAGAAAATGAGGGTCAATTACAATCATCATTATCAGATTTCTTTAAAAGTCAAAAAGATCAAGGTATTTAATGACAGAATTTATTTCTAGACACATCGGCCCATCAGAGGCAGAACAGACTCAAATGCTAGAGGATTTGGGTCTTTCTAGTTTGGATGAACTTGTCAGACAAATAGTTCCAGATTCTATATTATTAAGAGGGGATTATAAACTACCTGATGGGTGTAGTGAGCAAGAGGCACTTACTGAATTAAAAGAAATAGCAAGTCAGAATAGAGTTAAAAGATCCTTAATTGGTCAAGGATACTATGGTACAATTACACCACCAGTAATACAAAGAAATGTTTTTGAGAATCCTGCATGGTATACATCTTATACACCATATCAGGCAGAGATATCTCAGGGTAGATTAGAAGCATTATTTAATTATCAAACACTGATTACAGAACTTACTGGGTTGCCAATAGCAAATGCATCTTTGTTAGATGAAGGAACTGCAGCAGCAGAAGCAATGTTACTTGCTCATAGTGCATCTAAGAAAAATGTATTTTTGGTTGATAGTGAAGTATTTCCTCAAACATTACAAGTATTAGAAACAAGAGCAAAACCTTTAGGGATAGAAATAAAATTACTTGATTGGCATACTGTAGCAGCACTAGAAGATTTTGATGATGCTTTTGGATTATTAGTTCAGTTACCAAATAATAAAGGTAGACTTCGTGATCCGAATGCACTTATTCGTATTGCAGATGTATATAAGTGTATGAAGATTGCGGTTGTAGACCCAATGGCACAGGTGTTAATGAAACCTGTAGGGGAGATGGGATTTGATATTGCAGTTGGTAGTATGCAAAGGTTTGGTATACCTATGGGATTTGGTGGGCCTCATGCAGCATTCTTTGCAATAAATGAAAAGTATAAGAGAAAGATTCCCGGACGAATTGTAGGGCAGTCTCTAGACTCCCAAGGTAATAAAGCACTACGACTAGCATTACAGACAAGGGAACAACACATAAGACGAGACAAAGCAACATCCAATATATGCACTGCTCAAGCACTCCTCGCAAATATGGCAGGTTTTTACGCTGCTTACCACGGTGCGGAAGGTCTGAAAAGAATAGCAACCAGAGTATTAAGATATAGGCAAACCCTACAAAAGGCATTAGCATGGTGTGGGATAGAAGTTGATCAGTCTGAAGGATTTGATACTGTTCGTTTTAAAAGTTTTCTTGCTTTAGAAGGATTTAATGTTCGTTATGAAGACGGTCACACTTTAATTACACTAGATGAATGTACGACATTAGAAGAACTAAAACAACTTGTAGATTCTCAATTAGATATTACAAATAAATTTGACACTATTGATCATGTGATCGATTCAATCGGAGATTATCATTGGTTAGGTGTGCCAGAGAGAACTAAACCTTGGTTGACTCAAGAAGTATTTAACAATTATCATAGTGAAACAAATATGATGAGATATATTAATGAGTTAGTTTCAAAAGATTTCTCATTAGTAAATGGTATGATGCCACTTGGCAGTTGCACTATGAAATTAAATGCAGCATCAGAACTGATGCCAGTTTCATGGCCAGAGTTTGCAAACATTCATCCATTTGCACCAGCATCTCAAACAATTGGTTATGATATTATTATCAAGGAATTAAAAGGATGGTTATGTGAGATCACAGGATTTGATTCTATATCACTACAACCAAATGCAGGATCACAAGGAGAGTATGCAGGTCTATTAGCAATACAAGATTACCATAGAAGTAACGATGATGATAAGAGAAATGTTTGTCTTATACCGGAGAGTGCACATGGAACTAATCCTGCAAGTGCTGTCATGGCGGGCATGAAGATAGTTCCAGTCAAGTGTGATGATAGTGGAAATATTGATTTAAAAGATTTAGAGAAGAAAGCAATCATGAATACATTTGAACTTTCATGTATTATGATTACATACCCATCGACTCATGGTGTATTTGAACCAACTATCAAAGATATTTGTAGAATCGTTCATGAGAATGGTGGTCAGGTATATCTTGATGGTGCAAATCTAAATGCACAGGTTGGTCTTGCAAAACCATGTGACTATGGTGCAGATGTATGTCACCTTAACTTACATAAGACATTCTGTATTCCTCACGGTGGTGGAGGCCCCGGAGTTGGCCCGATTGGTGTTGCAGAACATCTAACACCTTTTGTGACTCATCGAGTATCATCAGCAGAATATGGTAGTGCATCAATTTTACCTATCAGTTGGATGTATATAAGAATGATGGGTGGAGAAGGACTCAGAAAGGCAAGTGAAGTATCTTTACTATCTGCTAACTGGTTGGCACATCAAATTGATCCATATTTTAAAGTATTATATCGAGGAGATAATGATCGAATCGCACATGAATGTATATTTGATTGTCGCAATTTTCCCGTTACAGCAGAGGATATTGCAAAGAGACTAATGGACTATGGTTTTCATGCACCTACATTATCATGGCCAGTTGCAAATACGATGATGGTTGAACCAACTGAATCAGAATCTTTAGATGAATTGAAAAGATTTGCAAAAGCAATGGAGATGATTAAGAGAGAAATATTTGCAATACCTGAGATAGTGAAGAATTCACCACATACTGCAAGGGTTGTAAGTTCAACAGAATGGGTGTATAATTATACCAGAGAACAAGCAGCATATCCTGTAGAACAAACTAGTAAGTTTTGGCCTGCAGTAGCAAGAATAGATAATGTTTACGGTGATCGTAATCTTGTCTGCTCATGTTCTTCCTACTTTGATAATGAAACTGATGGAACTGAAAGACTGGTTGAACTCGATCAACCTAAACAAAAATAATCAAATTGATGAAGATCCATCAATAGAAAAAGAATATCCTTCCTTCATAATTAACAAGTGTTTATCAGGACATCTTGACACAGTTATGTTTGCAAATGAAATGAATAAGTATCCATTTCTACCAAAGAAGATGCAACATGACTTTTTTATACATATAGTGAGGAAAAAACGAAGGTTTTCTCCTTGGCTTCGTAAAGACAAAATCAAAGAACTTGATAGTGTCAAGACATACTATGAATGTAGTAATGCAAAAGCGGAACAGATTCTAAAGATTCTTACACAAGAACAACTGAATTTTATTAAATCTAAACTTGATATTGGAGGAAGACAATGAGTGTTCTTAAGGAACCACAGGTGAATTGGGATCCAAACCAAATGGTTGAAGTGACATTAAATGAACCAGATGATTTTCTCAAGGTGAGAGAAACACTGACTCGTATTGGTGTTGCATCAAGAAAAGAAAAGAAAATATATCAGTCTTGTCATATTTTACACAAACAGGGAAGGTATTTTTTAGTACACTTCAAAGAATTATTTGCATTAGATGGTAAGCATGCCAATCTTACTTCAAATGATGTACAAAGAAGAAATCGCATAGCACAATTATTAGTAGATTGGGGACTTGTTGGTATTGTAAGTGCCGATTCTATACAAGATGTAGCACCTTTAAATCAAATCAAAGTATTATCTTATAAGGATAAGGGTGAATGGATATTGGAAACAAAGTATAATATAGGAAGTAAGAAGAAAAAGGTAGAAGAAACTGAATAAAAAAGTAGGGGATTCAACATCCCCTTTATAATGTTTATATGGTTAAATAGTAATGTCGCCTTCGGGGACATAATTTACACTCGCTTAAAAGGAGAACTATGACTTCACTACAGAGATATCACTCTGCAAACTTACCAGAGTTGATGAAAATAATTTCAAAGAACGGGATTGGTATGGATGATTACCTTGACCGCTTTTTTAATAGTTACGAAACCGCAACAAACTATCCACCTTACAATCTAATTCATGTAAATAATGTTGAGTCATTACTTGAGATTGCTCTTGCAGGATTTGGTAAAAAAGAACTTAAGGTCTACACTGAATATGGAAAACTTATTGTTGAGGGACAGAAAGAAACTAAGGAGACAGGATCCGAGTATGTCCATCAAGGACTGGCTCAGAGATCTTTCACAAGAGAATGGGCACTTTCAGAAGATGTTGAAGTCCGAGAGGTTCAATTCAAAGATGGACTTCTTACCGTTAAGTTGGGTAAGATAGTACCAGATCATCATGCAAGAAAGGATTACCTTTAAATATGACAGGTTATGATTGGCATGTCATAAGAGACACACCTTCTGCTCACGGTAGTGGTAAAGAACCCATGTATGGAAGCATGGGTAAGTCAACCAAACCAGATCCAAATCGTAAGGTAACATATCCATGTGTGCTTCATGTAGCATGTCTAGACTCACACAACACCAGTTTCTTCTATAAGAGGGAGAATGGTACTTATTACTGGTTGCATTGTCGTAAGAATAAGGATGATGTTGAGGTAGATGCAGATCAAATACAATTAGATCTATTTGGTGATCCTATACTATCTAATGAGTTTATTATGAAAGCAATACTTTAGGGATCTTGACGATCCCTTTTTTTATGGTATAATAAAAGAGTCAGAGAAATACTGGCTGCGGTGTTCCCCTTTGGTAGGTTCAGGAATAGCGGCTATAGGAATCTACCATTTTAATTATTATTAAAGATGTCAATCAAACTTGCAGTTCTTCAATCAGGTGATCAGATTATTGCAGATATGAAAGAAATCGTATCTGAAGATAAACCAATCGCATATCTGTTTAATAAACCTCATAAGGTTGTTATAAACTCACCTGTATATCTCACTGAAGAAAAAGATCCAAAGACATCAGTTGAAATTACACTGACAAGTTGGATTATAATTAGTGATGAGGAAGATGTACCTGTATCTGTAAATCAGGTAGTTGCCTTAGTCGAACCAATTGAAAGCGTCAAAAAAATGTATACGGAGAAGATAAATGGATCAGATTATTAATTGCTTACTACTTAAGAATGGTGATTTATTGATATCACAGATCATGGAAATGGATACCGAACTTGGTGGCCCTGATTGTAAAATGATCAAACCATATAAAATGGTCAAAGAAAATGATGAATATAAACTAGAAACTTGGTTGGATTATACATCACAGACTGAAATGATGATACATTCTGACAGTATTCTTACACTAGTTACTCCAACATCTGCTATACTGGCTGAGTATCTTGATTTGATTGCCTGATGAATGCACTTGCTGAAGCACTTGGAATTGAATTAGAAGAGGATTCAACTCGAAAGTGTAATAAATGTGGGGAGATAAAACCTATTGATGCTTTTGGTTGGAATTGTTATGGTTCACAAAGATTTCGTCGTAAGATCTGTATATCATGTCGGACACATTCTGATAGGACTAAAAGAGTTGCTATCAAGAAAAAAGGAACATATACAAAACCTCCTGCAGGAACTCCCTGTGAATGTTGTGGCATTTCAATGACTCATGATAAAGAAATGTCAGGTGTGTGTTTTGATCATGATTCAGTCAAAGAAGAGTTTCGTGGTTGGATATGTAAAAAATGTAATACATCTATGGGTTTGCATGGTGATGATATAGAGGGCATCAAAAAAATAATTGTATATCTTGAGGGGAAACAATGAGATTCTATACTAATGTTCAATTAGTTGGAAATAATTTTTTAGTTCGTGGTTATGAGAATGGTAAACATTTCATGGTACGAGAATCTTTTGCCCCAACTCTTTTCGTCTCTTCAAAAAAGAATACTAAGTATAAGACTCTTACTGGTGAATCTGTTGAACCAATCAACCCCGGTTCAGTTCGTGATTGTCGTGAGTTCTTCAAAAGATATGATGGTGTACAGAATTTTGATATCTACGGAAATGACAGATATATCTATCAATACATCTCTGAGATGTATCCGGAACCAGAAGTTAAGTTTGATATAAGCAAGATTAAATTAACTACACTTGATATTGAGGTGAAGTCTGAGAATGGATTCCCTGATGTAGAATCTTCGGCAGAAGAAATACTACTTATATCAATACAGGACTATACAACAAAACAGATTCGCACATGGGGTCAGGGGCCATTTAATAACAAACAAGATAATGTCATTTACAAGTCATTCAATTCAGAGTATGAACTTCTAAATGCTTTTATCAACTGGTGGATGATTGAAGAGAATACTCCAGAAGTAATTACAGGTTGGAACATTGAATTATATGATATCCCCTATCTATCGCGTAGATTAGAAAGAGTTCTTGGTTCTAAGTTAATGAAGAGACTTTCTCCTTGGGGCCTTGTTACTGAAGATGAGATTTATATTGCAGGTCGTAAGAACATTGCATATGATGTTGGTGGCATTACTCAACTTGATTATTTAAATCTTTACAAGAAATTTACATACAAGGCACAAGAGTCCTATCGTTTGGATTATATTGCAAGTGTTGAACTTGGACAGAAGAAGTTAGATCACAGTGAGTTTGATACATTCAAGGACTTTTATACACAAGGTTGGCAGAAGTTTGTTGAATACAACATCATTGATGTGGAACTTGTTGACCGCTTGGAAGATAAGATGAAGTTGATTGAACTTGCAATTACAATGGCATATGATGCAAAAGCAAACTATGTTGATGTATTCTCGCAGGTTCGTATGTGGGATACCATCATCTATAATTATCTTAAAAAAAGAAATATTGTTATTCCTCCAAAGAATCGATCACAAAAGAATGAAAAGTATGCAGGTGCATATGTTAAAGAACCAATTCCCGGAAAGTATGATTGGGTGGTGAGTTTTGACCTTAACTCTCTATATCCGCATTTGATTATGCAGTATAATATTTCTCCAGAAACTCTTATTGATCAAAGGCATCCCTCTGCTACTGTTGATAAAATCCTCGCAGAAGATGTAAACTTTGAATTGTATAAAGACAGTGCTGTCTGTGCAAATGGTGCAATGTATCGTAAAGATGTTCGTGGATTCTTACCTGAATTGATGGAAAAGATCTACAAAGATCGAACAATATATAAAAAGAAGATGTTGGAGGCAAAGCAACAATATGAAAAGACGAAGACGAAAACTCTTGAGAAAGAGATTTCCAGATGTAACAACATTCAAATGGCGAGGAAGATACAACTTAATAGTGCTTATGGTGCTATCGGCAATCAGTACTTTCGTTATTACAAACTAGCAAATGCTGAAGCAATCACTCTTTCAG